TCAAAATAAACATAATGTTAAAGAACCTAGTTATACTCATGGTTTAGAAAACGAGGTTTGGATTTGGGAAGGACCAAAAGAGGGGCATCAGTATATATTAGGAGCCGATGTTTCACGTGGTGATGGTGAAGATTCATCTACAATTGTAATATTAGATTTTACCACAATGGAACAGGTTATGGAATATCAAGGTAAAATCCAGCCAGATTTACTAGCACAGATTATTGAAGAGTATGGGGAACTATATAAAGCGTATACAGTAGTTGATGTGACTGGAGGTATGGGTGTATCAACAGTATTAAAATTACTTGAATTCGATTACAAAAGATTACACTACGACACAGCCAACGGTAAAATACTTTCTAGTAAACAAAGAGATTTAGCAAATTATCAAAAAACAGATAAAATTCCCGGTTTTCAAGCCACTTCCGTCCGTTTACCAATGATTTCAAACTTAGAATACAAAATAAGAACCAATGAAGTAAAAATTCGTTCAAGTAGGTTAACTTCAGAAATGAAAACTTTTGTCTTTAAAAATGGTAGACCAGACCATATGGATGGTTATCATGACGACTTACTTATGTCTTTAGCTATGTGTCTTTGGGTTGTTGAACATTCTTTCAAGAATCTTGAACGACTTGAAAAACAAACAAAGGCTATTTTAAATAGTTGGGTTGTTGGTTCCAATAGCTCACCAATTCTTGATTCTGAACGAGGAAGTGGTTTTGTGAGTAATTCAAATAGAAATAAAACAGCCACACCTAAACCTAGATTTAACCCTACTGTATCTAGAAATATGCAAGACCCTGATGGTAAATTTATGTGGTTATTTAGTGGTTCAAAATAAAATTATTATGAAAAATATAAAACAAAAAAATAATCCTTGTGGTAAAGTTTTTACTTTAAAAACTTATAGTGCCGATTTATATAAATGGTCACCAAGATGTCCAGATTTTAGTTCATCGAACGAGAATAGGTCAAAAATAACACAAAACAATAGAAACGATAAACCTTTTTATTGTTCAGCAATTTCTGGTTCTCAAGGCCAAGATTGGATAACTACTTATGTATACACACTAGCACTTGTGGCTAATCAACAAGAACGTTTAGCTTATGTTGAATGCGATTATGTTATGTAAGGCTTTATTTAACTAATTCAAAGATTATATTATAATAAAAAATATATATGGCACAAAAAAATTTAACTTTATTTCAAAGACTTGGACAAGTAGTTGGTCCAGATGCTGCTAAAATAAAACAACATAAACCACAAAGATATAATGTTGGTAATGATGTTTTGCTTAAAACTGATAATAAACAAGAATACGAAAGAGCTAAATTACAAGCTCAACAGAATAAGTATTTAGGTCAAATGTGGAAAAAGGTTGAAAATGGTTTATACCAACAATCTATAAATTATGAAACAACACGTATAGGTTCTTATTCTGATTTTGAAGCCATGGAATTTTATCCAACAATAGCGGCTGCTTTAGATATTATGATGGAAGAATCTACTACTCTAAATGATAAAGGAAGAATGCTTAATGTTTATTCTAATAGCAATAGAGTTAAAGGTATTCTTGAGGATTTATTTTTTAATCGTTTAGATTTACATACATCATTACCTATGTGGACTAGGAATACCTGTAAATACGGTGATAATTTTGTTTTGTTAAACATAACTGATGAAAACGGTATTACAGGTGCTAAGCAGATGCCAAATTATGAGATGGAAAGAAGGGAAAATGATTTATTTGATATTATTTCTGGAAGCCATAGTGTTGATGCTGATTCACCAAATCAAACTAAATTTTTCTGGAGAGGTGCTTTAGGGGATGCACAATTTAATTCGTGGCAAATAGCCCATTTTCGTTTATTAGGTGACGATAGAAGACTCCCATATGGTACTTCAATTTTAGAGAAAGCCAGAAGAATTTGGAAACAATTAATTTTATCTGAGGATTCAATGCTTGTTTATCGTGTAACAAGAGCACCAGAAAGACGTGTGTATAAGATTTTTGTTGGTAATATTGACGATGACGATGTTGAAGCATATGTTAACTCAATTGCTGATAGATTTAAGCGTATGCCTATTATTGACCCACAAACTGGACAAATGGACCTTAGATTTAATCAATTATCAAATGACCAAGATTATTTTATACCTGTTCGTACTGAAGACGCACCAACACCGATTGATACCCTTCCGGGAGCAACAAATCTAGACCAAATCGCTGATATTCAATATCTACAACATAATCTTTTTACTGCTCTTAGAGTTCCAAAACCTTTCTTAGGTTTTGATGAATCAACTGGTGATGGAAAGAATCTAGCTTTGCAAGATATTCGTTTTTCTAGAACAATTAATAGAATTCAACAATCAATGCTTCAAGAATTAAATAAAATAGCGATAATTCACTTATATTTATTAGGATTTGAAGAAGATTTTGATAATTTTACGTTAACACTAAATAACCCATCGACACAAGCAGAAATGCTTAAGATTGAACATCTTCAACAAAAAGTTACTGTTTATAAAGATGCGGTTTCTGATGCTGGTAATGGTTTTGGTGCTATGTCTATGACTCGTGCTAAACGAGATATTCTAGGTATGTCTGATGATGATATCAAACAAGATTTACTTGAACAGAGAATGGAGAAAGCTGCTTCTGCTGAATTAGCTAATAGTGCAAATGTTATTAAACATACAGGTATGTTTGATATAGTAGATAGAGTTTATGGTGACTATAAAGTTGCTTTAGAAGGTGGTGCAGCTGCTGGTGGAGAAGAAGGTACTGATGAAGAAGGTGGCGGTGGAGGCGGTGGAGGCGGTGGCCTTGGTGGTTCATTCGGAGGCGGTGGTGTCGGTGGAGAAGATTTAGATTTTGGTGATGAATCAGACGCAGCAACTGAAGCTGGTGGAGAAGAAGGTGCTGCTGAAGATTTAGCTGGTGCCGAAGAAGAAGGAGTTGAAGACCTAGCTGGTGCTGATGAAACTGCATTGAACGAGAGAGTTAAACGATATAAGAAAATTATTGATGGGCGAAAATTAGAAGCTACTAGAAAATTGCATGAGAAAACAAAAAAATATAAAGCAATATATTTAGATAGATTGGTTGAATCGATAAAGCCTAGCCATGATTTAATGGATGATAAAATCAAAATTTACGATAAAAATGTTAAGATAAACAAAGATATCGATGAAATGATTGATGGAATTGATAAAATGTTAGATGAATAAATTATCTTTGTGATAATTTAATATATTTATTATAAAAAAGAAATATGTCAGATATAACTAGAATAGCCAAAAATTTCGGATTAATTAAAAGTGTTTATAATAACATTTTATCTGAAGGTATAACATCAAAAGACGATTCTAAAAAAAAGGTTTTTAAAGAATATGTTAACAACGTTAAAAAAAATGATATATTAAAAAATCAATTTTTAGTTTATACCAATATTGAAAATAAAGTTCAAACAGATATAGCTAAGGCTACTTTATTTGTTAAAGAAAACATTGATATATTCTCTAAGTATAGTAAAAAAGAAATATTAGAAGCGAACAGCTCAATAATAAAAGATATTTTATTTGAACAAGAAATTGTTGATGATAGAACTGATTTATATGAAAACATATCAGTTTTAATTTTTACAAATAAAACCCCAGAAAATATAGATAAGATTGTTGAAGCAACAAGTAATGTTGTTGATTATATAATCAACAACAAGATTAAGGTAATTAACGAAATCTATGAATTACCTAACAGTATGTTATCTACAATGATGGTTGATAAATACAATGAAAAATACTCTTCTTTGGATGAGTCAGAGAAAAAAATGTTAAAGGTTTTAATTGAATCGACAGATGAAGAAAAACAAAAACTATACACAGAAACATTAAGAGAATGTATTGATATGATTGATGGGAAATTAAATACCGATGATTTAAATATCAAAGACAAATTATTAAAGGTTAAAGACAAATTATTAAATGATAAAAAAGAAATCAACGAAGATTTCAATACAAACATATCTAAGTTATTTGAATTAAGAAACAATCTAAAATAAAATGAATATCATTGAGGAAATAAATGGTTGGTATATTTTTATAAGCACGGCTTTA